CTTTTGCTCCCGCGAAAAGTGTTTTTAGGGATTTAAACCCCATACGAAGATGGACACGAAAATAAAAAACAAGACCTACAACTCGGCGGACTACAAGGCGCTGACGGACGCGGAGCGCACGGTGTTCCGCAACATGGTGGAAACGCTGATGGAGCGGGGCCTGTTCAACCCGTCCGACGTCCCGATCATCGCCGCGTACGCCCGCAACGTCGTCCTCGCCAGGATCGCCGCACGAGATGTGCAGCGTCTTGGCACAGTCATAACTTTCGAGGACCGCGGCTACACCAAGTACAAGACGAACCCGGCGGTGGACATCATGAACAAGGCGCAGGCCGCGTACGAGGCGACCGCCATCAAGCTCGGGCTCACGCCCACGGGGCGCAAGCGACTGAAGGGCGAGGAAAAGACCAAGACCGCATCGGAGGCGTGGGATGAGCAGAACGACTGACCTGGGGCGGGTGCATGACTGGTGCGCCCGTTCGCTGTCCGGGGAGATCCCGACTTGCCTCATGGTACGCAAGGCCATCGAAAGGTGGCGGGCGGATCTGGAGCGCCCGGACCTGTACTTCGACGAGAAGGCGTTCGTCCGCTTCGTGCGCTTCGCCCGCGAGTTCAAGCACTACAAGGGACCGTCGGCGGGCACCAGGTTCGAGCCGGAGGACTGGCAGCTCTTCCTCATGGCGAACATCCTCGGCATGAAGAGGCGCGACACGGGCCTGCGGAAGTATACCTACGCCGACATATACGTCCCGCGGAAAAACGGCAAGACCTACCTCGCCGCCATCTTCGCCGCCTACTTCCTCCTGAAGGACGGGGAGGCCGGCCCAGAGGTGTACACCGCCGCCGTGGACCAGGCGCAGGCGAGGCTGTGCTACGACGCCAGCGCCGAGCTCATCCGCCGGTCCATCTTCGCGGAGGACACCAAACCGTACCAATGGGGCATGAAGTCCCCGAAGAACGCGGGGGTGTTCAAGCCGCTCTCCAAGGACACGAAGAACAAGGACGGCCTCAACATCTACGCGGCGATCTGCGACGAGCGCCACGCGTGGCCGACCACGGAGATCTACGACGTCATCAAGACCGGCATGGGCGCACGGAGCCAGCCGATGCTCCTGTCCATCTCCACCGCCGGCACCGACACCAGCAACCCGTACTTCGCCGATGTCGAGGTCTACAAGGACATTCTGCTCGGCGTGAAGGAGAAGGACAACCACTTCCTGCTCCTCTTCTGCCCGGACGAGGGCGACGCCTGGGACGATCCGGCGACGTGGGCGAAGGTGAACCCGAACCTCGGCGTCTCCCTCTCCATGGAGTACATGCGGGCCGAGTGCGAGGAGGCGAAGCTCCGCGGCGGGACTTATCAAGTGGCCTTCCAGACGAAGAACCTGAACATGTGGGTCAACGCCCCCGAGGTGTGGATGTCCGACGAGGACGTCCAGGCGAACAACGCCGACTTCGACGCCTCCCAGCTGCGGGGCGCCGAGTGCTACGTCGGTCTGGACCTCGCGTCCAAGAGCGACATCTCCGCGGTGTGCCTGTTCTTCCCGAAGTACAGCGTGTGCCGGTTCCTGTTCGTGGTGCCGGAGGCGAAGGTGACGGAGCAGGAGGACCGCGTGGATTACAGGCTCTGGAGGGACCAGGGATGGCTCACCGTGACGCCCGGCAAGGTCCTCGACGAGGAATGGTTCGTGGACTTCCTCCTCGGCGAGCTGGAGCCCTACGCGGTCCGCTGCGTCGCGTACGACCCGTGGGCCATGTGGAACATCGTGCCGAAACTGCGGAAGTACGAGAGCAAGCTGATGGCGTACCAGCAGAACATCCGATACATGTCCGTCCCGACGAAGTGGGTGGAGACGGAGGTCCTGGCGCACAGGCTGAACTTCCTATTCAACCCGGTGATCCGCTGGATGTTCCGCAACGTCGTCACGTACGTAGACCCCAACGCCAACATCAAGCTGGACAAAGGGCGGAGCCGGAACAAGATAGACGGCGTGGTGGCCCTCGTGGACGCCGTCGGAGGGTGGCTGACGAAGACCGCGAACAACAAACAGGCGTACCACGACCACACGATGCGGACGATCAGTTTCTGATTTGAAGCATTTCTTTAGTTGTACACATTTAAACAACTATATTGTACAAAGTTAAAGCCGTTTCAAAACGCATCTAAATAGCAGGAAAGTGCTTTATTTGCGCGTGAAATGGCAAAGGAACCCAAACGCAAAGGCCTGAAGGCGGCCCTGCGCAGCTGGCTGCTCGGCCCGGTGAGTTCGTTCACCGGGTATACAGGCATGTACACCAACGGAATCGACGCGGGCGTGACGGTCAACACCGACACGGCCCTGCGCTTCACCGCCGTCTTCGCGGCCATCAAGCTCCTCTCCGAGAACGTCGCCGGCCTCCCCAAGGCCGTCATGGTCAGGACCGAGGACGGGGGCTACGAGCCGGCGAAGAAGCACCCCGCCTACCAGCTGCTGGCGGACGCCCCCAACCCCTACACCGACACCTTCGTTTTCTGGTTCACCGTCATAGGCTGGCTCCTCGGAAAGGGCAACGCCTTCGCGGTGATCCGCTACGAGAAGGGGAAGCCGGTCCGCCTGGAGCAGGTTGACCCGGACTTCGTGTCCATCCGATTCATCAACGGCGAGAAGATCTACGTCGTGAAGGCGTTAGATCCGGCGTTCTCGTTCCTCGACGGGACCTACCTCGACAACGAGATGCTGCACTTCATGCTCTTCACGCGCGACGGCATCGTGGGCGTAGATCCCATCACCTACAACGCCGCGGCCATCGGGGAGGGCATCGCCGCCCAGAAGTTCACCTCGGACTTCTTCCGCACGGGCGGCGCCATCAAGGGCACCCTGGAGACCGACCAGGCGCTCGGCGACGACGACTACGCCCGCTTCATGGCGCACTACAAGGAGGCCGCCTACAACGGCGCCACGCCTCTCCTGGAGTACGGCTTCAAGTACAAGGCGATCAACATCAGCCCAGACGCCGCCCAGCTGCTCCAGTCCAAGACGTTCTCCATCGACGACATCGCCCGGATCTACTCCATCCCGCCGCACCTGCTTGCCGAACTGAGCCACGCGACGTTCTCCAACATCGAGCAGCAGAACATCTTCTTCGGCGAATACTGCCTCCGCCCCATCTGCAAGCGCATCGAGAAGCAGCTGGAGCGGAAGCTGTTCACGGGCCGCGACAAGGACCAGTACCACGTAAAGTTCGACCTGAACGGCCTCATGCGCGGCGATTCCACCGCCCGCGCCGCCTACTACGAGAAGGGCATCAACTGCGGATGGATGACCCCGAACGAGGCCCGCGAGTACGAGGGAATGAAGAAGCTCCCCGGCCTCGACGAGCCGCGCATCCCCCTGAATTACACAACCGTCGGAAACGACGATAATCCCGAAAAACAATGAACCCGAGACCCGTTTTAGGCCTGTTCCGCTCGAACAAGGCGACCATCAGCGCACCCACCAAGGGAACGGTCACGAAGAACAGCATCGTCGTCACCGGCTCCGTGGAATGGTACAAGGGTAACGCCACTTGGGGCGTCGCCTACAAGAAGCACAGCGCCTCCAGCTGGACATACCAGGCCAGCACCTCCAAGACCATCGAGGAAACCCTGACAAGCCTCACGGCTTCGACCCAGTACGACATCAAGCTGTACGTCAAATACAACAATGTCTACCAGTACGGGCCGGAGATCAATGTCACAACTGAAGCCGCCGAGTAGCCATGGACAACAAGATCATCAGAAGATGGAACGACGCCCCGGAGATCCGCAAGGTCGACGAGGAGACGCGGACCGTCGAGTTCGTGGCCTCGGACAACAGCGTGGATTCCTACGGGACCGTCCTCCCCGTCGACAAGTGGGACCTCACCCGCTACCAGAATAACGGCATCGTCGGCTACATGCACGACGTCTACGGCGATTCGTGGACGAAGAGCGCCGACCCGGACGACGTGATCGGCAAGGGCGTGGCCTTCATCGAGGACGGCAAACTAATCGTCCGCATCACGTTCGAGCCCGCCGACCTGAACCCGAAGTCCGACAAGATCTTCCGCAAGCTCCAGTTCGGCAGCCTCCACGCCGTCAGCGTGGGCTTCCGCGCCACGGCCAAGGGCCACAAGGGCGACGAGGAGCGGGGCGAAGACCCCAACGTCTACTACTACGGCGGCCAGGAGCTCCTGGAGGTTTCCGTCGTGAACATCCCCTCCAACGCCAACGCCCTTAAGAGGGCCATGGAGGAGGAGCGGGCCACCTGGGAAGTGGACGACACAAAGGAGATCAGCGAGACGGTGGCGGTCGACGAGACCGCCCCGGAGACTGACTATACATCAACAATCGCCAGGGCCCGCGCCCTTTTGGCAAAAATCCAGTAACAATCATGAGAAACTCCAACGAGATTTCCGCCGAACTCGACGCCAAGGTGCGCGAGCTCGAAGCCTGCCAGGAAGCCGCGCAGCGTACCGCCCTGGCGGAAGAGGTCAACGGTCTCACCCGTGACCTGCAAGAGGCGCAGATCGACGAGGCCGCCCGCAAGGCCCTCGCCAACCAGCGCACCCTCTCCCCGCAGGAGAAGGTCGAAATGAAGCGCTTCTCCATCTCCAAGTTCCTCCGTCAGGCCGCCACCGGCAACCTCGACGGCATCGAGGCCGAGATGGCCGAGGAAGGCAAGCGCGAGTTCCAGGACGTCAAGCCTGGCGCCGAGGGCTTCTTCCTCCCGTCCGCCATGCTCCGCGACTACTACTACACCAACGCCACCGAGAGCGGCTACGGCGACGCCTTCAAGGAGGAGACCCTCCTCTCCTATGACGGCAAGCTCCGCGGCATGATGCTGGGCGAGAAGCTCGGCGTCCGCTACATCAACGGCCTCCGCGGAAACGTCTCAATCGTCACCGGCGGCGCCGACGCCGCATGGGTCGCCGAAGAGGGCGCAGCCACCAAGGCGAAGCCCGCGTACGCGAAGAAGACCCTGTCCCCGAAGCGCCTCCAGGTCCTCCAGGGCATCACCTACGACCTGCTCCACCAGAGCACCAAGGACGTCGACCGCCTCATCATGGAAGACATGGTCAAGGCCCACGCCGCCGCCCTCGACGCCGCGATCTTCGCGGGCTCCGGCTCCAGCGGCCAGCCTACCGGCGTCCTGAACACCACCGGCATCAACGCCATCTACGCCAACGATTCCACCCACGCCGCCGCCGTCTCCTACGCGAAGCTCGTGGCCATGGAGGCCGAGGTCGGCGCCGACAACGGTCTGCTCGACGACACCCTCGCCTACGTGTCCTGCGCCAAGTTCATGGGCCAGGCGAAGACCATCCCCCAGATCGACGGCTACCCGTTCTATCTGCTGAACGACGGCAAGATCAACGGCTACCCGTTCTACATGACGAACGCCATCCCGAGCAACGTCACCTTCTCCGGCACCTCCAACACCACCAGCGCCCTGTTCGGTGCCTGGTCCGAGGTCCTCGTCGGTGGCTGGGGCGGCCTCCAGTTCATCGTCGACCCGTACACCGCCAAGGCGAACGGCGTCCTCGAGATCAGCGCCATGGCCTACCACGACGTCCTCGTGCGTCACCCGGAGGCCTTCTGCAAGATGACCGGCATCACCACCGCCTAAACCTCCTGAACCATGACCGAGAGAACCTTCGTCGATATGGCCGCCAATGGGCTCCTACAGGAGTTCAAGCGCCACATCCGCATGACAAGCGACGACCTCGACGCCGAGCTTTACCAGAAGATGCTGGCGGCGGTTCAACACGCCGAGCACCATATCGGCAAGGTTATCCTTCGGTCGGAGTTCGTGGCAGACGTGCCCTTTTCCTCCGCCCTCGTCCTCAAGGCTCCGAACCTCTCGGTGGAGAGCCTTGAGGTTGACGGGGTGCCTTCCACCGGCTACGACGTCGACGGGAAGGTCCTCCACGTTTACGGCACCGGCACCCGCATGAAGGTGACGTACGTCGCCGGCTACGAGTGCATCCCGTGGGACATGAAGGCCGCCATCCTCATGCACGCCGCTTCCCTGTTCAACAACCCGACGGATTCCGTGGAGACCCTCGCGAAGGCCTCCCAGAATCTGCTCCGGCCTTACCGCAGCTGGGGGCTCGACGATGGAGAGCAAGTTTAACATCGGCGAGATGGACACTCTGGTGACCGTGAACAAGGTCACCCAGACGACCGGGGCGCAGGCGCAGAAGAAGTTCACCTACACCTTCTTCCGCGACGTGTACGCCAAGGTGGAGCGCAACGTCAGCGAAATCGTGGCGAACACCAACCTCGAGGAGGGGGACTACGTGCAGCTGACCATCCACAAGATCGCAGAGCTCACCACGGGCTGGCAGATTGTCTTGCAGGGCCGCGTCTACGAGATCACGGGGATAGACCCCATCTCCAGGGTGTCGCCCGTCTGCGTCCTCTCGATCCACTCCATCAACTGATGGCGCAGCTGATCCATATCGAAGGGCTCGACGACTGCCTGCGCTGCATGGACGCGGCTCCGTCCAACGCCCTGAAGATGACGCAGACGGCTCTCCGCGAGGCCTCCAAGAAGTCCGCGAGGACAATCCGGCAGAAGACGCCGCCGCGGTTCCGCAGGCTCGTCAAGTACAAGGTCTTCAAGGGTCAGGTGACGAACAGCCAGAACGCGCTCGTCGGCCTGTTCAACAAGAAGCAGACGACCAACGGCAGCAGCACGGTCGCGGACTGGTTCAAGGCGTACTGGAAGAACTACGGCACCCTTACGAGGCGGGACCAGCAACACGTCTTTGACACCCAGGTGAAGAGGCGCGTCGCCCGCCGCAGGAATAACGTGGGACAGCCCCACGAGAATTTCTTCGAGGCCGCCATCGCAGGATGGGAAGGGCCTTTCATGGAAGCCTTCGAGCAGTCGATGGCCGAACAACAGGAAAAACTATACGACCGATGACCGAGAGTTTACGCACCAAGCTCGTGAGCCTGCTCACCACCGCGAAGGTGGACGTCCGCCTCTCCGAGGACGAGACGAAGGCCTACCCCTTCGTCACCTACGAGATGACGGTCAACCCGGTGCGCGACAAGGACGGCGTCTGCAAGTACACGGGCGAGACCTACATCAGGATCGTCTCCGACGACTTCGACGAGGCCGACACCATCCGCGCAACGGTGGAGGGCGCCGTCGAGACCGGGATGGGCTTCGGGCAGATCTACTGCTCCCGCCTGATCTCCACGGACAAGGACTGCGTGAACGACGTCTGGACCATCGAATTGTACTACAACCTCGCCCAGTACGGAGACGAACCAGTCGCACCCGCACCGGCGAACCAAACGACTTAAACCACTATGGCAGTAGCAGGATACAACATAGCTTTCAAGCTCGACACACTCATCTCCGGCGACCCCGACGCCGCCCACACCATCGCCGGCAGGACGCAGGACGACCTCACCATCGCCGCGAGGACGAAGGAATCGCTGACGAAGGACGACAGTGGAGCGACCCAGGTCGCCATCGTCGGCCACGACATCACCTTCCGCGCTACCGGCCTGGTGGACGTCACCGGCGACGGCTCGAACCTCACACGCGACGATCTGATCGATCTCATGCTGGCGGCTGACGCCATCGACTTCTACTACGAGGTCACGGACGGCGCCGCCTACACGGGCAGCTGCGTGATGACGAACTACACCGAATCATCCAACGCCTCCGACGACGCGACTTTCACCGCTGACTTCCGCGTCTCTGGCGACATCGAAATCGTATCATAACCCCACTAAAGAAAAGATACCATGGCAACACCTGTAGCAGGCTACAACATCGCCTTCAAGATCGGCAACAAGACACTTGCCGGTCGCACCCAGGACGACCTGACCATCGCTGCCCGGACCAAGGAATCCCTCACGAAGGACGATTCGGGTGCCACTCAGGTCTCCATCACCGGCCACGACGTGACCTTCCGGGCCTCCGGCCTCATCGACGTGACCAGCGGAAGCAGCTCCATCCTCGACCGCGACGACGTCATCGTGGACGTCCTGAAGACCGGCAGCGCAGCCGTTCTGGCCTTCACCTACACGACGACCTCGGGCAAGACCCTCTCCGGGAACTGCGTCATTACCAACTATACCGAATCCTCGAACAGCTCCGACGACGCCACCTACACTATCGACTTCCGCGTCACCGGCTCCGTCACGGCATCCTAAAAACGCACGGCCATGAAGAAGGACACGATCAAGATCGCCGGCGCAGAATACCGCGTGGAGGTCAACTGGAACGCCCTGTCGACGTTCCTCGCATACGTCGACCGCGACACCATCGAGGACCTCGCCAGCTTCAACACCATCCGCCCCTCGGAGATCGCACCGCTCATGTGGGCCTGCATCGCCGAGGGCGAGCGTCTGGATGGGCGCGGCTTCAAGATGACAGCGCTCGACCTCGGGGCCGTCATCGGTCCCGCGGAGGTCGCAGAGTTCATGGGGATATACGTCCGCCAGAGCTCGCCGAAGATGGAGGTCGAGAACCCAAAAAAAGAGGAGGGGCCGCAAGCCCCCGAAAGCTGACCATCGGACAGGCCCGGGGCTGGGCGATCTCCCGCCTCGGCCTGAGCCGTGAATCGTTCGGCCTTCTCAGGCAAGGCGAATACTGGGAGGCCATGACGGTCTGGATAGAGGACCGAAACGCCGAAAGGCGGCACGAGGCGGAGGTCATACGCGGGGTCGGTCTCCGCCTCTTCAACCTCCAGCTGGCGAAGGGGAAGAGCCTGAAGCCGCACGAGTTCATGCCGTTCCCGTGGGACGAGGAGGAGGAGGAGATGGACGACGGCGGGCTCTCGCAGATGACGGAGGATGAGAGGCAGGCCTCCATCGCAGAACTAATTAAACGCGTAAACTGGAAGTGACATGGCAAAGGCGCCAAATATGAAGATAGGCATCGGGGCCGACACCTCGGACTTCGAGAAAGGGGCGAAGCAGGTCAAGCAGGGGCTGAAGGACCTCTCCAAGACCGGGCAGCAGTCCCTTTCGTCGCTCGGCGACACCTTCGGTGTCAACACCGGCAAGGTGGCCGAAATGACGTCCGCCATCCGCGGCCTCGGCGCGAAGATGACCGAGGCGAGCAACACGGGCGTACAGGCGTTCGGCAAGCTGCTCGGCTCCATCACCCCGCTGGGCGGAGCCATCGCCGGCCTCGGACTTGCGGCGGCCATCGCCGGCTTCAAGCAACTCAAATCCGAAGCGGAGAACTTCAAGAGCACCATCGACGGGATGAACATGTCGATGGCCACGTCCGCGTACATATCCACGTACAAGCAGGTCCTCCACGATGTCAACAGCGACACCGGCAAGGCCGTCGCGGAGGCCATGTCCAACTGGGAGAAGGGGTTCGCACGATTCAAGTCCAACCTCGGCATGTCGTTCGTCTCTGCTGTCGGCGGCGAATCCAAGTGGTACGACGCACTCCTCCCGACCGGGATCATCCGCGGGTGGAAGCAGGTGTCCGCAAACATCGACGAGGCGACCGCGGCGGCTGAAAAGGCGGCGGAGCTCGGCGACAAGCAGGCGGAGCAGATGAAGGAGCAGCTTTATCTCGACTACGAGATGAAGCAGGTCGACGCGGACATCGCGGCCCTCCGCCGAGAGGCAAACGACAAGACGAAGACCGCCGCCGAGCGGGAGGCCGCACGTGTACAGTACGCCGAGAAGGTGAACGAGAAGTACGACAAGATGCGCGACCTCGCCGAGCGTATGGCGGACACCCAGCAGCAGCTGGACGACCTCGCGGCCAACAGCTACGAGGACACGAAGAAGACGCTCGAACTGAAGGGCAAGATCTTCGACATCGACGCGCAGAGGGAGAACGAACTGAAGGCCGTCGACAGACTGGAGGCGAGCATCGCGAAGTCAGCCGGCACCGCCGCGGCGGCTGCCCAGAAACTCCGCGAGGAGACGCAGAAAATGGCCGAGGCGCAAGCCAAATGGGCGGGCCTCGGTACGGTATCCACAGCGGGCCTTTCGTCGCTCCAGGGCGGCGTTATGGGCCCCACGATGACCATCCTCCCGCACGTCGACCCGGAATACTGGAAGGAGACGATCACCGCCCAGCTGGGCAGCATGAAGATCGGCATCGGCTTCGAGGCGGACACCGAGAAGATCCGCGACATAACGAACGAGGTGAACTCGCTCATGGAATCCTCCATCACCCGCACGTCCGAGCTCATGGGAAACCTCATCGGGACGCTCGCGGCAGGCGGTGACGCATGGGGAGACTTCAAGAATGCCGCCCTCTCCGCCTTCGGCGACATGGCCATCGCGGTCGGCAAGATCGCCGTGGCGGCAGGTGTGGCCACCCTGGGAATCAAGGCCGCCTTTGAATCCATGAATGGCTACGCCGCCATCGCCGCAGGCGCGGCCCTAATCGCACTCGGAGCCGCCGTCAAGTCCTCCCTGTCGGCGGTCGCATCCGGCGACTACAGCGCGAGCGGCGGAGGCTATTCCAGCGCCGGCTACTCCGGCGGAGGCGGAAACAACTACGAGACCCGAGAGGTTACGGTGAACGTCACCGGCTCCCTCCAGGCTAACGGCGACCAACTGCTGGCCGTAATCAACAATACGAACCAGCGTAACTACTACACGAAGTAATGGGGTACGTAGCCAGATATAAGTTCAAGTTCGAGAACGAACACGGCAAGACCTACGAGGTGCGCCTGCTGGAAGACGGCTACTCCGGGAGCGTCACGTGGCGCCCCCTCGGAGGCGCCCCCGTCATCCGTATGCAGGAATCCGGCGCTTTCCGCACGACGAGCTGCGAGCTCGTCCTGGAGTGCCAGGCGGACACCTTGGGCGTCGGCGAGTTCGCCTTCCTCTATACCAGCGATCCTCGGAAATACAAGATCGTGGTTTATGACAATTCGGACTTGATCTGGCAGGGATTCGTGGCCACGGAGATATATAGCGAGCCGAGCATCGCGCCCCCGTACGACGTGCGCGTGACAGCCACAGACGGCATCGGTGTGCTTAAGGAGGAGGATTTCGTCCCCGCAGGGCTCCAGTCCGTCAGGACGCACCTCGCGACGCTCCTCGGGCAGACTGGACTGAGCAACGCGATCTCCTGCGTCTCGTCCATAAAGAGGCACGGGGACACCGTTCAGAACATCTTCGACGAGGT